TTGTTTAGCAGTAACTTTTGTATTATACCATCTTAAATCTGCTATTCTATTTCCATTTGCAGCATAGTTTGTATTACTTCTCCCTATATGTGTATGTGCTGAAATGTTTAAATTCCCTGTATTACCACCCCTAAGAATATATGAAGCTGATTCACTTCCATCTATGTACTCCGTAAAATTACCATCTCTATCTGCAACTAAAACAAAATGATGCCATGCATTTTGAGATACTCCTCCTGTAAGAGCAAGTATGCTTCCACCTGCGTCAACAGCACCACCTATTTCACTATCAAAGAAACTTAAAAGATTTGAGCCTGACCAACCTAAATTATAATACCAAAAATTATCAGCATCTTGATATCGACCAACAACAGGAAAACTTGTTGCTCCCTTTAACCAAACCCAACCTGATATCGTAAAATCTGCCGTTCCAAAGCTAAAGTCACGTGATGTTCCTTCTAGGTATTCATCAGTTCCACCAAACTCAACATAAGACTTATCTTTAAACCCTTTTAAGCTTTGAAATTGAGACTTAGAAGGAGGTTTTACAGCAACACTATCTGAGTCTTTAAACTTAGATGCATCTAATTTTAAAGCACCTTTTGTAAGTTTGTCTTTAATAAACATTAATCTTTTACAAAACCAAGTTTAATTTTAAGAGCAGCGTCAGGGTCACCACTACTTCTTGATATTGCCCAAAGATAAAGACTTGTTGAATCTGATGCAGCTTTTACAGGAGCACCTATAGAACCTACGTAATTAATAGTATCAGCGTTACCTACGTCAATTCCAGTTCCTGTGTTAAATATACATTGTACGCCTTCCATAATTGTTGCAACATTGCTATCATTATCTGCTATAGTTCCTGCGCTTAAATCTGCTCCATCAATAGTAGTCCCAACTGACGCTGATGAAAAGCCACTAATAGTGTCAGATATAAAGATATCTAAAGGTAAGTCGTTTCCTGAAGGGTTGTACACTAAGCAAGTTTGAAGTAAAGATGTTCCACCTTTTACTGCAACTGCGTTAGGTATTTCTGTTGGAAGTATTGCCATTTCCCCTGAAGCATCTGATGTTACTGATGCAGTTGTTATTGTGATAACATCCACATCCATTTTATTAAGTTTTTCTTGCACTGTAAATTTGTGCATATCTGTTATTGCCATGTTCTCTCCCTGCCCTAAGCATTGACTATGCGTGAATGGGCTTGTTATTTGTTATATAAAATTCTTAGTAGATTGGGGGTAAGCCCTTTATACGACCTACCCCATAGTTCTACAAAACTATTAAACCTTATTGTTTTGGTTTATTAATCAACATCTACAAATAGTGCAGTCCCATCTGAATCTGCATCATCAGTATAAACTATACCTTTGACCATCCATTCGTCTGAAGAAATTTTAATAACATCTAGATAAGAACCTTTTTCTCCACCTGTGTTATCTAAATTAGCATCTAAGACTATCTTGCAATCATCTGCTGCAGGAATAACTAGATTTGAATCTGTAGCAGTGACTGTGTGAAGGATTAACCCTCCTACAAAATCATCGCCCCCAGAATCTGTGCTATCTCCAGTTGAGATTGAGTATGCTGCATCGTTTGCTGTTTGCACAATAAATGAATAATGGCAACCTACGCTACAATTTGCATCTGTTGGTAATGTTACTGCAACTGCAGCTGAGCTATCTAGAAGAAATGTTTTTCCAGAATCGCTTTGAGCTAAAGTTTTATCTGCTTTGATAAACTCAACTCCTCCTACACTTGCATCAAAATTACCACTATTACTATTTAATACATCACTTCTCATTGCTTATCTCCTTACAGGTTTGTAAACGCATACAATGCATGTGTTTCAGGGATTGTAATTTCAAGACCACATTCTGATATAATCATGTCTTTTCTTAAATCCTCGTCTGCTTGTTGTACGTTTGTGATAATATGAGTATCACGGTTAAGACCATTTCCGACTAAAGGTCTATAAGCAACATGGTCAAGGTCAACTAATGCTAAATATCCACTTGCAATGCCTCTAAACATTGGCTCTGCAATCATAGATAAGTCTCCATGAACTGTGTTAATTTGCATAATTGAGTGACCAAACGAACCATCTCTTTGAGATGCTTCAAAGTTGTATCTGTAGTTATCACCACTACCTAGGCTAGTTGATGCATCAGCAAATCCTGCCATCTTATTAAAATAAGATATTACAGGTCTACTTGCTAGTCCTAGTTTTGCTGAGCTACCACCTCTTGCAGGGTCATACATAACTTCAAAATCACGTAAAAGTGAATCATATGTTAAACCTGTAGAGGCTTGTGAAAACATGTAAGC